GACCATTTCAATGACGTGACCAATCGTCATTCTGCTGGGAATAGCGTGAGTATTCATAATCATATCTGGCACGACTCCATGAATCGTGCGTGGTAAATCATGAGAACGCACTACCATTCCTATTGTGCCCTTCTGTCCGTGGCGATTAGAGAACTTATCACCCAGCTCTGGCACCCTGTATTCTACGCAACGAATCTTCACCGTTCTCAGACCCTTGTTATTGACTAGAACCACTACTGATTCTACACGCCCATGGGTCCATACCTGTGCAGACTCAGATGAATCTCCAATCTTTCCTCCAGGGAGTTCCATTGTGCGGCCAACAATAACTGTATTTTCATCGACATATTCACCAACCCGCACGATTCCACGCTCATCTAATTTAGAGTAATCCATTCCTGGCCTCAGATCAGTCCAACCAGGAACCGACTTGGGATTTGCAATACGCGTGCGAGTCTTAGCCTTCTCATCATCCTCCTCGAATACGGTGTAAGAACGATAATGCACTGAATTAAATAGACCACGCTGCAAGGCATCATGGTTAATGACAATACCGTCCTCCTGATTATATCCCGCAAACATTCCCATTGCCAGAATTATATTTGTTCCATAGGGTAGTCTACCTTGACCCAGATAATCATAATATAAGGTGCGCACTAGGGGAGGTGAGCCATTGGTTAAGATAGACGCCTGATTATCATAGCGCATATGAGCATTCGATGCATAGACTGAGAGTCCCTGTTTTGACTGGGAATCTCCTAACTGATTACGCACAGACTGATTGTGATGAGAGAAAGGAATTAGTGTGGTAATAGCACTCATAATGGTGGAAGGGTGCACTTCCACGTGGGTTGTCTCATCAGTAGCCTGTTCCATGAAATTAACAATAAAGGCCTCATTGTGCTCATACGGATCCACATATTCGATGAGACCCGAATAAGGCGTTAAATACTCAATATATTCTTTGATAGAAAGTCCCTCGCGATCTATCAGGGGGTCAACAAATCCTACCCAGGAAAGTCCATGATGCTTTGTCTGAGGTAAAAATCCCATAACCATATCACGCCATGTGGATCCTGCTTCAGCCAACTTACGCTTAGGATACTGACCAGCCTTCCAAGGCATCATATGTAGCAGAGGACGTCCTGGACGACCCTCGTCAAAATTAATCAGAATACGACGATTACTGATAAAAAATGCAATTCCTACTGAAGCTGAGAGGCACCCAGTCCACTTGAAGAGCTGAATCATCTTTGTTAGCTCAGTAGCCTCAAGAGTGTAACCAATTAGACCATTATTTAAGAAGACAGGAACGCACATTGCTCTCAGAGCTCCTGTTGCATCTTCTACCGCAATTAAAAAGTTTCGTTTCAGAAGCCACTCCATAAATTCCTTGGTCGGTGTCCCAGTGCTTATCGTAGCTAACACACTCAGATTCTTAGCAATACCAATAGATGAACCACCAGGAGTCTCATTTGTGCAGAAGTAGCCATATTGACTTGTATGTAAATGTCTCGGTCCAGTGAGCTTCATCCCCGTATCGAATTCTAAGACAACACGTCTGCAATGACTTATAAAGTCTATGTAGGAAAGACGAGAAAGAGCCTGTAATACACCTGCCTTCTCATCATTAGCACTCGAACCCCATTTTCCTTTAAAGCCACGCATTATACCATTCGTCAGCATATTCGGCTGCTGCTTACCCTTCGCCTTTGGTGATCTAAATATACTCACCACATTCGATTCCGCAAAGATATTCATAAAATTTAGGCCCTTATAGACCTGCACATTGTAATTATATTCCTCGTCAATGGCTAGGCCAACGGCCTTCATCCATGTCTTATAGACTCCCTGAAATAGCATCTGCGTTAAAAATCCGGATGTCAGACAACGCTGATTTCTGATATCATCTCTGTCTGTCTTGCCTTCCAGGCCCATATAGACACGATAAATTTTCTTAACACAGTCGCCCAAGTAAACTGCACGAGCACTTGGTGTATCAGGAACATGTGCAAATAATTGATTATGTAAGATATCAAGAACATGTGCTTCTCCAAATCCCTTGGTTAGAGTCTTAATATATTGAATTGCAGAATATGTATCAAGGATTGGATATGCGTCTGTAAAACATGCAATTAAAAAGGGTTCCATGATTTTCAGCTCTTCAGGATCCATAGAAGGCACTATGGCACGCGTAATTTCCTCATCAGATTCAATCCCTAGAGCTCTAAATAGAACACACACTGGAATGGCCTTACGCACAAAGGGTAGACCAACATGAAGACTCTCTGTCTTTCTTATAACTGCAAAGGTTACACGACGAACCTCACGTTTTTCAGGAGATAAGCACGAAATAGAGGAATATGTGGCAACCTGAGGATCGGCTTCCTGATTTTGAGCATAGAGTGTATTAAATGCCTGCTCCTGATGAGTAATCAAGACCTTCTCGGATCCATTGATAATGAAATATCCACCCTGATCATATGGACACTCTCCAGCTGATTTCAGAAATTCATCCGGTTTATTATGTAATAGACACGCCTTACTGTGTAACATAACTGGAATTTCAAAAAGGGCTCTATTCGGTAAAAGAACCTCCTTTACTAATGGCTGGCCATCTGGTCCTCTGGCAAATTTTACGCGAACCAGGATATCTGCAAAGACACCCGCTGAATAGGTAAGATTCCTTAGGCGGGCCTCATTAGGAAAAAGAAGCCGGACTTCCTCGCCACCCATGTGCTGGATTGTTGGAGTTCCAATACTCAAGGCCTTCCCATCAGCACCTCCAATATAGATTTCGACAGTATATTCATATTGTCCTGGTTTGATTTGATCTTTCACCACAATCAAGGGATTGTTACTCTGAATAATTGCAGGCAGATCCGATTCTAAGAATTGATTATAGGAATCTAGATGGTGTCTCGTATAGGGATACGAGGTTGTTTGAAAATACTGGTCTAGTAACCTCCTTGGAATTTCCATTGATCTTGTCTCGGCCATTACTCTATTTTGCAAAGCATAAATTTAAATAGTCATTGGGCGCTGTATAATTACTATCATTTTAAAATAATAGTAATTATCATATTTATCTATATTATCTTAATGCTGGGGCTGCTGCTGTCTTATATATATCTGCTCCATATGTGCGAAGAGGCTGATTTGCAAAGGTTGAATTTGTAATTGCAGCAGGCATTGGTCTAAATGGTGCATATCCTACTGGATCCGCTGAATCGTATGGAGGCATGCCCTTGTGGTTCATCATTCCCATATACATGCTAGTAGGGGGGGCACTAGGTAAAACTGGTCTAAATAGTGTTTCTAATGAACCACCTGCCTGAGAGGCTTGAGAGACATCCGTCGGAGCACTTGCCTTTCCACAATCAGCATTAATAGCAGATGAATAGGATCTATCTAGTCCCTGTGACTGATAGCTAGGGAAGTTTCCATATGTTCCTGCAACACCTGGTCTTAGCTGATAATCTAGAGGAGCTCCTGCTAAGGCAGCAGACATACTGCCACCACGTGTCTTAGATCTACGTGTCTTACCAGCCTTGAGGCCATATCTAAACTTGAGATAAGCAGCAGCATCAGCCGGAGGTAGGTCGCGCTTAAATGTCTTACGCCACTCTTCTCTGTAAGAAACAACTGCATCAGAAAAGGAATGCTTTGCAGTCTTTCTTAGATGTTCAACTACCTTATCCATGTGATCAAAGGCCTTACGAAGCTCTGGAATCGTTAAGACATGCTTTTTCGTTGATTCAGTTGTCTTTTTTACCTTTCTTGTGCCTTTTCTAGATCCCTTTACCATCTACTTTTGTAGAGTATTTATTATATAAAAATGGGATCTTTAGCTAACCTTAAAACTAGGTGATACTAGATTATTTGATTTTGTTTGATTCAGAGGCTTCATTAAGTTAGTCATCGTCTTAGATACGTTATTTATTGCCCCTGAAACTCCATTGCTTGCAGAATTAAATATACTCTTGGAAGAATTCTTAGAAGAATTATTTCCAAATACATTCGATGACTTTACTTCAGGAATAAGCGTGACGTTGCTTCCAGACCCACTAGTTCCATTAAACATGTAGATAACTGTAAGAATAGAAAAAATGATAGCTATCAGCATTATAAATCCAGAATATTCCCTGAGCATATCTGTAACCATGGATGCGCGGTATTCATAAGGAAACATCGAATAATGTTGCCAGACTCCAACACCAAACATTATTATACACAATACACCAAGTATATATGGTGACATCCTTGGCATGACGAACATGAATAGTAAAAAGCAAACTAGTAAAACCGCAAATGATGGAATGAACAGTTCCATTTCCTCTCTAATATGTTTCGCGATACGTTAGTAGCTCTTTTCTGCAACAATACCGGTGAAGGCCCAGTTCATTCAAAACATCGCCCTCGGGTGTCTTCTGCAGCTTAGTCTCATCAAGAATCAGAAGACTTGCCGGTTGACCTCCACGCAGTTCCTTGGTTCTACGCTCATAATACCTCCAAATATCCGCGAGAACATTGCCACAATTCATACAACGGACCGGGATTGGCATATACTTCCTACTACCCGGGATAGTGATCAATTTTATACTAAGTTTGCTGCGTAGAATTTACTATAAGACTTCCTTGTCTCAAAGACAGAGATGTCTTCTGTGCTATTTTCCAGCGGCTCCTACAATCGTAATAACCAGGCACGTGGTGGAATCGAGCGTCTAAGTTCTAAGATTACTGAACTTGAGAAGAAGGTTGGTGAGCTTGAGTTTGTAATTACAACCCTGCAAAAGTCGGGTGGCTCTGCTGGCCCCCCTGGGCCTCCTGGCCCCGCAGGGGTTGCAGGGGCTCCTGGCCCTGCTGGTCCTGCTGGCCCTGCTGGTCCTCCGGGAGCTGATGGGGCTGTAGGAGCCCAAGGACCTTCAGGGCCTTTAGGGCCTTTAGGGCCTTTAGGGCCTGCCGGGCCCACAGGGCCCACAGGGCCCACAGGGCCCACAGGGCCCCAGGGACCCCAGGGTCTAAAGGGACTTCCTGCCACTGCAAGCTAAGACAGCATCTTCTTGAGTGTCGGTCCACTAATTTGAATATTGTGCTGATTCAAGAGATACTTGGATAAATTCGCAACCGACAGTTTAGGAAACCGCGCAACCGCATCGCGGATTTCCTTCAGTTGATCCTCTGTCCATTTTGATTTCATAGAGCTGCTTGTGACTGTAGTCACTGACCGCTCCATTCCATCTGACGTCTGCACCATTGGGCCTATGGCTAAGGTACCTCCATGAATCGCATCGTGACATTTGTCACAGACAACAACTAGATTCGCCTGAGAATGCACATTAGAATTATCGGCTAGATGACCTGTTTTATTTGCGGTCTGTCGCTCCATGATATGATGAACCTCAAGAGTTGAGAAATCTGTCTTTCCGCATATTTCACATTTATATCTTACAATTCCAGAATTCCAAGAGGAGCCAACGGACTCAGAAAGTTCAGCCTCTCCTGCCAGCCGTTTCCGAAAAAGAATTGCATCTTCCAAAATATCATCCGGAATTCTCATAGCCTTTGCAACTTCTAGCCCATAGAGCGACGAGCCAGATCCCTCTCTTAAGGTTCTATGATACACTAACTTGTCCTTCAGTTTATCATATTCCACATGAAGATGCCAGATCTTAAGTCTCAAATCCTGGATGACTTCTGGAATACTTGAGAGTCCATGGAGATGTGTGGCAAAGAGAAATTTAGCACCCCTCTTCAAGAGACCCTTGAGTCCTGCTGCTACCAAGGCAGTTGCAGAAGTTGTTTCAGTACCTGAACAGAGCTCGTCTCCTAGGACTAGTGACCGAGGACCAGCTTCTCTGAAAATTTCACGCATCTCAGACATTTCGACGGCAAAGGAGCTGAGGCCCATCCACAAGTTATCCGTATTTATGATTCTTGTATGGAGACTTGCGAAGGGTGCTAGAGTCATCCCACTACAAGGAACGAATGAGCCACCTTGGGCTAGAAGAACTGCAAGGCCAACTGCCCTCATGAGACTGGATTTTCCTGAGGCATTAAGACCATAAAGAAGCCAGGCCTGCTCTCTAGCTCCTAATGAAACATTATGCTGAACATAAGGAATCTTTCTGTCCTGGACTTCTAAGAGAGGATGTCTGAGACCCTGGATCTGAATTGATCCCTCATCAGTTGAATCTAGGATGGTCGGTTTCTCATATCCATAATGCTTTGCCACTACCGCTAAAGAACTGTTCACGTCCACACTTGTAATCCACTCAGATATCTTGGTCCATCCTAAAAATAAATCATCGGCTAACTTGGTTCCATGTTCTAAGAGGGCCAATCCCTGTCGCTTCTTCAAGGAATCTCTGAGCCTTCCTAGAATAACAGAAATTTGGTCAAGCTCTGGTGATTCCAGATAAGAGCCAGTTTTATTAAGCTTTGCTATCACATTGGCAGGTAGTTTCCCCGATGCATTTAAGCACTGAATAATTGCACGTGGTCCCTTCACTATAATTCCACTCTCCCTTTCCTCCAGTTTAAATACATCTGCAGCCACACTGGCTTCCACGGCCCTAGCCTGAATCCATGCATCCAGCTTCTTATTCTGATCGAGGATCTGGCCTTCAAGATGGTCAAGTTCTGGAACTAGGCCGTGATGAAAGAGAGAAATATCATCAGATGCCGCATACACCTTCTGGGGATTGAATACCGTGAAAACAGTATCGCGGATTTTCACAATGATTTCTTGCTTATCCTGGCACTCGGCACCCTCAGATACAGAAATCCATTGCATTGCCTTGAATGTAGTATCGAGATGTATCAGATCAGTGGCCTGCAGAGAGCCTTGCTGAATCTTTCTGTAGAGGCGATCAATATCTGTTAGAGAGCGCAGACGCTTTACTACTGGATCTATATCTTTCTTTGTCCAGGCTTCTACTGCATCTAAGTTAGTCCGAATTGTAGCAGGGTCCGCCGACGGTTTCAGAAGACGCTCTCTGAGTCCCCTAGAACCCATTGGTGATTGAGTCTTATCTACGAGGCTGAGAACATCTTTACCTGCAGCTGCACCCGAGCCCTGCACTAGCATATGCAGCTGAAATAAGGCATTCTCTCCTAACCGTAACATAGATCCAGGAATCCACGGATATACCATTAGCTGTCCCAGCTTCATCGAAGGCCACAAGTCTTTCAGAGAATTTAGAAGAGATAACAAGGCCGTCTCCGTGCGAGACCCAGGAGCCAGATGTAAGGCAACATGAGTCGGCAAGAGACTTTTCAAACTACATGCCTCTCTTAAAAAGGCTTCACGAAATTCTGGCTTTGTCCAAGCCCCAGAGGTTAGAGCTTCACGCTTATGGAATGTAACTCCAGGAGAACAACCCAAGATATTTTTCAGCTTCTTTTGATCCATGGAGTCCATAAAATATCTGGAGCCATGGATAGACCACAGAACTTCCCTCGGTGAATAAAGATCCATGAACTGCACAGCCTCATTAGAAGTCCAGGCATCTTCTGACCCCTGGGCCTGCTGAGTGAACACATGCAAGTGACCCGTGGTCAGATCAATAGAAGCCATGGAAATGCGCGGAGCTTCCTTTCCTTCGTGTTCATCTATACAACAAAATGTGATAAAAAGGTCCTCTGCAGTAGCAGCTTCTACGTGTGTCCCTGGAGTTAAGATGCGCTCAACATTTCTCTTTACTACCTTGCCTTGCACATTCTTCACTTGTTCAATTAAGACCACTGTCCAACCGAGTTGAGTGAGCTTGGCTGCCCATTTATGCACAGAATAATCTGGAATTCCTGCAACGAGGCCATCTAAGCCATCAGGGCCATCTCCCT